TGGCAACAGGCTTAACCGCGTCATGAAATTTAAGACGCATAAGGCCCGACGCAATGCTGTTTTGGCGATCCAGAAGGAAAAACCGTTGAAGGCTCCCATCGCGGAACGTCTGGAGTTTATCCCAGATATGGTTTTGGCTTACAACCTTGGTTGGAAGCCGATAGTGATGGAGGTTGACGCGGTGATTCATAAGATCCCTGCGCTTGAAGAGGAGGCCCGGCGAACGTCGCGTAGTATAAAAAGCGACAAAACGTCATGGACACAAGATGTCGTCCATACGAATCTATCCGGGTCTGGGCAAAACGGCACATTCCGCTACACGTACACTGAAGAGTGTGTCGTGCGCGCGGGAGTTTTGTATGCCGATGGTTTTGACCCACGTCAGCACTTCGGGGTCCGGTTAACGGATGTCCCGTCGGCGATGTGGGAATTAATCCCCTTTTCCTTTGTTGTTGACTATGTGGTTAATGTGGAACAGTACATACAAGCCACCACGAACGTAATGTTCAGCCGTAGTTTTCTTGCCACGTTCTGCACCACGACGATCAAAATAACGATCAGTCGCGAGTGGGTGAGTCTAACTATGCCGGCCGGCTACACGCTCACGCGTCTGCCAGTCGGAGTCAGCACCACGTCTTATGAAGCGAAGACGAGGTCCCCAGTGGGTTTTGGCCCACAATTGGCACACACGCCACTGTTCGATTGGTCTCATCGACCGCCCGCCCAGTTGCAAAATGTGCTATCGCTTCTCACAAAACTTCTAATGGGCAAGTCCACTTGGGCAGCTCGCTAGATTTAACTTCGGAGTATCAAACATGGCAATGCCATCCATCAACACCAAAACCTTCACCTACGATTCTGCTCCCAGTGCTGATTCCGCCAAGTATGTCGGCGTGAACCAGACCGCGACCGCAAAGGATATCATCCAAGTGCGGCGCGTTGCCCCTAAGGCCACGAAGACGGACCCGGGTGTCGCGCGCAGCTTTCACAAGCGCGTGATTACCGAGGTGATCAACGGCCTTCCGCGTGATCTGATCGCTGAAACGTCTTACTCCATTCCCGTCGGCGCAAGCGCCGCCAACATTACCGCGCTCCGTGTGGACAATGCGTCCTTCGCGACGTCGACCTCTGGCGTAAGCCTGGTTGACAAGGCCACCCTGAACTACTAGGGTGGACTCGCGTCACGTTGCACTTGCGATAACCGCAATGGTTGTCGTACTGTTGGTAGTGAGGAATGACCTCGGTAGAACTGAGGGTAAAGCAATGGTCTTTACACAAGGGGCAAAAGATGACCAAGCGTTTGAAGCTCGATCACCAGTCAGTCCATCTGGCTGCGTTGAAAACCTATGTACTAACCTACTGCCAGGGATTGGCATTCAGCTCGGCCGCCCTCGGAGCGATTCGCTCCA